AGAAATGAAATGATGATACTAGGGCAGACTAACGCACATATACGTATGTTAGAAAAGCAAGGTCAGACCTCTCCCGAAGAGATTGCAGAACTTAAAGAACTAGCCGCACAATATAAAAAATCAAATGGCTTAGATGGCTTTGCTATGGGTCTAGTATCTAATGGTTGGGGTCTATCTGATATAATTAATGATAAGCTTGGAGATGATCTGTTTAAATCTACAGGTGAGGCGGCTATGGCTAATGCTAGTAGAAAAGAATCAATAAGACAAGCTCAACTAAAAACAAGTGGCGGACTAGAAGAAGCTAGAAGGCTTTCAAAAGATGCAGATGCAAAAGCTAAAGCGGCAGCTACTCTTGCTAAAGGTGATAATAGAGATACCTCTTGGACAGGTGGTAAAGTTGCTGTAAATCAAACAAAGCCTAAGCGAGATAAAAATCCTACAGTTTCTGCAAGTCAAGCAAAGGCGTCTGCATCAAAAGCAGCTAAAAAATTAGGAGTAAAACTAGCTACTGGTGGTAGAGCCAGAGGCGGATTGATGAAGAAGAAAAAGAAATAACTAAAAGACTATCCTATAAAAAACTATAAGGCTACCCAGCTTAGGCTGGCCCCAACATAAAGGAAAACAATATGCCTGAATTAGAAACAATATCGTCACCCAAAATTGCAGGGTTCGTTGATCCAAAGTATAACAATAAAGCTAATCAACGGCGAATACAAGAAGAAGAAGAAGCACTAGAAAAGCTTATGGAAGGACAATCAAATGAGAAAGATACTTCAGAAGATAAAGAACCTGATGGTGAATCTAAAGAACTCAGTAAAGAATCTGTTGAAGAAGATGAAGCGCTAACCAGTGAAGAACGTACTTATAAGAAACGTTACAGTGACTTACGTGATCATTTAAATAAACAATCTGCAGAGATTAAACAATTACAAACTAAACTAGAGAATGCTGAAACCAGTGGTACTCTTAGGCCGCCTAAGTCTGATGAAGACATTGAGGCATGGGCAAGCGAGTTCCCTGACATTGCCGCTATAGTAGAAACTATTGCATCTAAGAAAGCAGAGGAACGATTCTCTGGTGCTGAAGCAAGACTACAAGAGATTGATCGTATTAGTGAAGAAGCTACTCGTAGTAAGTTAGAGCAAGAAATCAGAGCTATACATCCTGACTTTGATGAACTACGTGACAGTGACGCTTTCCACGATTGGGCTAAGAAAGAACCTAAGTGGGTCAAAGATGCCTTATATGACAACTCTGAAGATCCTGCATCAGTTGCTCGTGTAATAGATCTATACAAGATGCACAATGGTTTAGATAATAAGTCTAAGAAGAAATCTAATAAAGATGCGGCTTCTGCAGTAGTAACTAAACGTTCTACTAAGCCTGACTCTAACGAAGGTACTATCGAGTACAGCGAGTCTCAGGTACACAAGATGTCGTCTGATCAGTATGAAAAACATTCTGATGCTATCATGGAAGCAATACGTGCAGGTAAGTTTGCCTACGATATGACAGGCGGTGCACGTTAATTGCAAATAAAGTATTGACATCTATAGACTATAACGTATAACTATAGGTGTCTTTAAGATGTAGTAAGCCTCACACTGTGACCACCTTACTATTAAGACACTATCTCATCAAGTCTAAACATACCAATAATAAGACCTACCTGAACAAGTATAGGCCCGTGGTGTTTAAGATCTGTAACTGATCCTTACAACTTAAATATACATGCACCCTAAAAAGTACAGCCTCTTATCGGTTCGTTTAGCTTACTTAAAAATAAGCCAAACACCTAACGGAGGATTTACTCATGGCTTTTGCATCCGCAACCGGACACGGAAATTTACCTAACGGCAATTTCAGTTCAATTATTTATTCTAAAAAAGTACAACTTGCATTCCGCAAGTCCACAGTATGTGGCGACATAACTAACTCTGATTATTTCGGTGAGATCGCTGCACAAGGCGATACAGTGAAAATTATAAAAGAACCTGAGGTGAGTGTAAAAAGTTACTCTCGTGGTACTCAAGTAGCTGCACAAGATTTAGATGACGAAGATTTTTCACTTACAATCGACAAAGCAAACTACTTTGCATTTAAGATTGATGATATTGAAGAAGCTCATAGTCATTTGAATTTTATGGACATGGCAACCAACCGTGCGGCTTACCGCTTGGCTGATAATCATGACCAAGAAGTACTAGGTTACTTATCAGGTTATAAGCAAGGCACTGTTCACGCAAATGCTGACACTGTTAACGATACAGTAAACGGCTCTATTGCTGTAGCTACTGCTGGTACTGATGAACTATTAACTTCAATGAAACTACGTAAAGATTCATTTGGTAACATCACTACAAGTTCTGCTGGCGATCACTCGATCCCATTAGCACCACGTTTACCGGGAGCAACTGCTCTTCCAACTGCTGTTGCATCTCCTGCAATGGTCGTTGCACGTATGAAGCGTTTACTAGACCAACAGCAAGTTGACTCACAAGGTCGCTGGCTGGTAGTCGATCCAGTGTTTTTAGAAATCCTCGCAGACGAAGATTCTAGATTCATGAATGCTGACTTCGGTGAATCAGGTGCATTACGTAACGGATTAGTTATTAATAACTTCCACGGCTTCCGTTTGTATTCATCAAGCAACTTACCAGCAGTAGGTACTGGAGCAGGTACATCAGGTTCAGCTAACCAAAACACTAACTATGGTGTTATCGTTGCTGGTCATGATTCTGCTGTGGCAACCGCAGAGCAGATCAATAAAACCGAATCGTATCGAGATCCTGACAGCTTTGCTGACATCGTTCGTGGTATGCATTTATACGGTAGGAAGATTCTTCGTCCAGAAGCAATCGTTACTGCTAAATATAACGCAGCATAAGGGAGGAAATAACTTATGGCTACTCTTACTACATTTCTAAAATCCGCCCACGGAAAAGGAAATCCTTCACGTAAACCTTACTTAATTGAGAATGTTATTGATCTTACTGAAAGTGCGATTGATTGTTCTTCAGGTGACATTGTGCAAGCTTTGACTGTTCCTACAAACACTGTAATTCTTTGGGCTGGTATTCAGGTCAAAGAAAGTGCAACTATGAATACAGGCACTAACGCCACTGCTATTCTTGGTACTGCAGTTGACGATAATGAGTACGTTGCCGCATTTGATATTGATGGTGCATCTGACGGTGTTTATGCACCAACAGTAGCGCAAGCCGGTGTGCTTGTTGCGTCTGCTGCAGATACACTTGATGTGACATTTGCAGGTGATGGTGCAACATTTACAGCAGGTAAACTACGTGTGTTTGCTATGTTGATGGATGTCAGCGAAATAGGTGACTTTACGGCTAACGAAGTTGACCGTGACTATTTAGCATAAAAATCTTTAGGGGCTGGCTTAACAGTTAGCCCCTTTATCACATCTTGAGGTAACATAATGACACTTACATATCTTACATTAGCTAATGATGTTATTACCCGTATGAACGAAGTCTCACTAACTTCCGCTAATTTTACTAATGCTAGAGGTATACAGATACAATGTAAGAATGCAGTCAACGAAGCAATACGTTACATTAATCAAAGAGAATTTGCTTACCCTTTTAATCATGCAAACAATTCTTCTACGCTAGTTCCCGGAGTACCACGTTATGCTTTACCTACGGATACAAAGCATGTAGATTACAATACTGCAAGAATAAAAAAAGATTCTACTCTAGGTTCTTCAGGTAATAGCTTGTCGATACTTAGTTACAATGAATATATTAGTAAAGATCTTGTAAACAAAGAAGATGAAATTATTACTACTACTTTAAATGGTTCACATTCAAACTCCGTAGGAACACTTACATTAACTTCTACAACAGGTCTTTCTGCAACAGGTTTTATTTATATAGGAAGTGAGCAGGTTACATATACTGCAATCTCCGGTAATGATATTACAGGTTGTACACGAGGTGCTAATGGCACTACAGCTTCAGCCCATGCTAGTGGCGTAACAGTAACGCAATTTAGTAGTGGTGGTGTACCCAGAAATATAGTTCGTACTTTAGATAACAACTATTTATTGTACCCTTTTCCTGATAAAGAATATGAATTAGTTTTTGATTACTTTACATTTCCTAGTGATTTATCTGCACATGGAGATACAACTACAATCCCAGATAGATTTAAACCTGTTATTATAGATGGTGCTACTGCATTTGTTTATCAATATAGAGGTGAGTTAAATCAATACCAATTAAACTTTTCTAGGTTTGAGCAAGGTATTAAGAATATGCAAACATTACTTATTAATAAATTTGAATACCTTAGTTCTACAGTAATAGATAATAATAATGTAGCAGGTAGTAGTAGGTTGTTAAGTTAATGCCAGATAGTTCTCAAACACAACCATCGTCATTTAACTGTGAGGGTGGTTTAGTTTTAAATCGCTCTACGTTTCAAATGGAGGCAGGTCAAGCTTTAGTTTTAGAAAACTTTGAGCCTGACATTGAAGGTGGGTACAGACGAATAAATGGCTTTCGTAAGTACGTTAATGTTATTGTACCTCAAACTTTAAATGCAAGTGAAACTGTAATAGGATTGGCTAACTTTAATAATGTAGTTATAGCCTGTAGAGGTGAAAAGATATACTACGCCGCTTCTACTGAATTAGCTATAGCTATTAATCAAGATGATACAATGTCTGGTTCTGGTGTAATTAAAGTAGATAATGCTACTGGTTTTCCTACAAGCGGTACGCTAACACTGACAGGAGCTACAACTGAAGATGGTAGTACTGGTGTAACTGAAACGTTTGATTACACAGGAGTTAGCCTAACAGCAAGCCCTAATGAATTTACTGGTGTAACACGATCTGGTGATAGTCAAAGCACCCTAGGTAAACATTTAGCTAATGTAACTGTATCTTCTGCGTGGACAGAAATAGACTCAGGAAGAACTGGTGCAACAAAATATAGACACGAAAGATTTAACTATGATGGTAACGAAAAGATAATCTTCGTTGATGGTGATAATGCACCTGTAGTTTTTAATACTTCTTTTAGTGCTACTGATGTAACTACTACTGCAGTTGTAGGTTCTAAGTTTGTAGCCTCTTTTAAATCTCATATGTTTTACGCAGGTAAATCTACTACTCCAGAAGAGTTAGTATTTAGTGCACCTTTTGATGAAGATGATTTTACTTCTGGTAATGGTGCAGGTAGTATTAGAGTAGACGATACTATTACAGGAATAAAAGTATTCCGTGATTCATTGTTTATATTCTGTGAGAATAGGATATTTAAACTGGTAGGAAACACTTCGAGTGATTTTCAAATGATTCCAGTTACTAGAAATATTGGTTGCCTTAATGGTGATACTATACAAGAATTTGCAGGAGATTTAATTTTTCTTGCGGCAGATGGCCTTAGAACTGTTGCCGCTACTACAAAGATTGGTGATACAGAGCTTGGTACAATAAGTCGTAACGTTCAAAGTCTTTTTGATGCAAACATTATTAACTCCTCTTTATTTGAAAGTGTTGTTATAGCTGATAAGACACAGTACAGAATATTCTTTACAAAAGATGGTCAAGCTGATAATATTACAAAGTGTGTTGTATGTGTTAAAAAAGAACAAGGTTATGAGTTTTCAGAAATAAGAGGGTTCAAACCTATTGTTACAGATACACTTGTAAAAGCAGGAGATGTATTAGTATTACATGGAGACTCTGCAGGATTTGTACACAGACAAGAAAAAGG